CATACATCGCGACAAGGTGTCTCCATTGATTTAGATTAGTCGGTTGACTCGTTGCCGATGTATCGACTACAGCAAAATGATATAGTCGATATTCAGTACCCCCATTTAAACTATTATTGTGATGTCTAAACCCTATTGCATCACCACTACCAGATGAACCTATAAACATGAATACTGCGATATCGTTAGTAGTTGAATCACTTTTAACCCACATTGATAGAGTGTATGAAGTATTTAATTCGGTACCATTCAAATTAAGTGTTCCTTGTATATAATCATCCGTCCCATTAAACACGAATGCTTTATCGGCCGACGAATAATTCATATTCGTACCCTTAAACGTCCCATGATTCCCCTGCCCCGAGATATCTGTAGGACTCGAATTGACGGTGGTATCCAAATCCAATACCAACTTCTCGGGTCTCGGGGTTTCCGTATCCACGTCGTACCGCGAAACGCGGGGAACATCGAGGGATCTGGTGAGGCTCAACGAACCCTTATCGAGGGTCGTGGGACCGGGTGTGCCGAAATATTTCATATCGGCTATAGCAAAATATTGTCCATGTTTAACTTTAGTACAAGATATAGCAAAATAACTATAACTATTGTTACCCGGTGAAAGTGTGAAATCTTTCCAGGTTGTGCCAAATACGACATCAGCTTGTGTACTTAAAACATCCCAATTGTTATCATCTTTACTTCCTAATATCAGGAAATCTTTAGGATTTTGGTCATAATCGGCAACGGGCGGCGCGCCGTTGTACGTACGGGGATGAATAGAAACCTTCGATGGTTTTATTGAATATGGTAATTTCAGTTTAAGCCATGCACCAGTGTATCCTCCTAATGAGGCACCCGCGTTGTATATACCAGGGGTAGCATTAGTAAAGTCTGCTGTTGTGTGCCACACAGCCTGTTGAGCCGCGGTATCTGTGGTGTTTCTATCAAACGCATTCCATGGGTAATAGGAACCGTAATAACTACTCGCACTTGCACAAAACACCCCATGTCCCTCCACTAACGTTTCGTACTCACTCAAAGGACCTGGAGGATACTCTTGAATCCGCTCATCTCCCGCCAACTCGAGTTGCCCCGAGGGTTCAGTGACCCCCACGCCCAAGTGGCCCTTGTATATTGTTAACTGAGACTTGGACCCCAAGAAATAGTCTTTTTGGTAATCGTAGAGTTCCTTCACTTGGTCAGCGTTCAGGGCCTTGGAGTAGAGACGGAAGTTCGCGATGGAGCCGTTAAACGAGGGCGTTTGTCGAGTACTACTTAAATAGTATGTACCAAGAGTTAACGGAGCTGACGCATTAATTGTACCAAGTTGTGTTGCTTTCCCTTCACCAACTAAAATTCCGTTAACATATAATTCTGTTTTACCAGATGAGTAGTATGTCGCAGTTGCATGATACCAGTTGTTAGTAGCTATACTATCCACACTTGTCGAAACTTGTGAAGAACTACCATATCCGTAAATATAGGCTCTCAGTGGTCCTTCAGATTCAATGTTGATGCCAAACCCTGATCCGTTAGCGTGGTCTCCTAAGCCCAACTGGAAAATGTAAGAATCTGATGTATAACTATCACTTTTAAACCACACGGAAGCCGAATATTCGGCACTCTGTGTATACCCACTAAACACCTTTTCAATATATTGTGATGAAGACGTGATAAACTTGAAGGATTCGATACCATCCGTCGTATCCAACGTCGCCCCAGTAACAGAACCACCATTCGAATTAGGGGAAAGGTCCGTCACGATGCTCGGCATAGCCGCGAGGTCCTTCGCATCATAGTAGACCTCTAACTGGGTCCCCGTGGTCGCCGGCACGTTGTACACGGTCTTTAGGGTGGTATCTAGGGAGCCACTGCCTTCTTCGTGGCCGTAGAGTTCCCATTCACCTATAGTAGGTTGACCACCGGCACTCTTAGTGACAATAAGAGCGAATTGTTTGTATGAAGTTGTAGAATTTACGTGATGTACCGTTGGAACTTCTACAGATGTAGTTGTAGCGTCGCTAAATGAATGTATCTTTACCCATGAATCGGTCGATATATTTTTAGCGTATAAATGTCCAGAATCAACCAGATTAGCAACACTGTTCCATTGTGAATATATGTGAAAATGTCTGAGTTTAATGGCTTTGGGTAATTCTACAGAAATCCACTCACCCTGTTCCGTGTTTGTATCAAGTTGAGCTACTTCTTCACCAGCAGCAGTTATAGCTGTTGTGTCATATAACCCAGTTCCAGTGTTATATAATTGCGTAGTTCCACCATTGTAAGCGTAAGGTCTCCACATATAATTCACTCCCGCCGCACCCTTGAGACCATCGAATACAGTGTATTCTGTTCCGAAAGTTGTACTCGCTTTACTTGCAGCTACTTTGTAACCATATTCACCTGATACATTTTCGGACGCGACACTTAAAGCCACCTCCGGGTACTTCCGCAAGGGTCGATCGTGGGGTCCCGTGTATTCGGCGACGACGTTGGAGTCGGACATCACAGTCGTGACGTTTATGTTACCCGCGACCGTGAGATTATTGGATGCGAGAATATTATTGGTCACGATGAGATCATCGGATACGTTAAGGTTTGACGAGACGATTGCATTACTCGTGACCGTTAATTCTTTCGAAACGGTGGCATTTCCAGTCACTACGAGATCCCGACCGATCTGAGCATTCGCGGTCGTCACGAAGCCTGTCGTCACGTTCGCAAACTCTAATGTAAGTGACGTGGCGTTTCCCGTGTTGGAAACACTCTGGAGACCGTGTGCGGTCTCTACATTTATTCCACCAATATTCATCGCTTGCGCGTAGACGTTTCCTGAAACCACCCGAAGGTGGGCGTCCCTGACGTTCAAGTACGTATTCAGATTATTGATAGACATCTAATATAACGTAAGAAATGATTTACGTGTTATTAGGTGTGGGACAACTGCTATGCAGTTGGCTGGACGGGCCACACGGGGTTCGCTGGATCTTCTGTGTTTGAAGGAAGGTCACGGAGGGCTTGGCGGTAGTCGAGCCATTCCCTTTGTTTTTCGAGAGATGCGTGTGGCCAATCGGGAAGGGCGTACTTATCCGTTTCTTCGAGTAACTTATTACGCCTCTCCCTTAATAAGAACAACATACTATTGTATTCCATATGTGATTCGTCTACCATATATCGTATAATAAGAATTAATATACACTGGGTCGAACGAATATACGTGCACACACCCAATTTGTGCTATTAGACATATTTTCTGCGGTACCATCATCTTTATGGAGTCCGCCGTATATGCTACCGGCATGATTAGCGACGCTTCCTGAGTGTATAATCCAACCACCGTCACTGTAACCGAAATCGTTATAGGCTCCCTGTTTGCCGCTAGAAGCGCTTATATTATAATACCACCCAGATGATGTTACAAGTCCGTAATCCTCATTATCGACTGGGGTTCGGGATGAAAACGTGTATCCATCTGAGCTTGAAGCCAGACCAGAACGACCGATATGTCCACCCGTTACACCGGGATCTAATGCCTGTGATAAATTGACTCCCCGCCAAACAGCCCCTAAACGCATACCCCCTTCGTACCGACTCGCATTAGTGCCACCCGACACGTACACCATAACATCCAAATCGTACCCACTATTATTCGAAAGAATGTTAATCGGAACCGAGAAGGTATTATCCCAGCGTATATTCTTTGAATCGCCAAATTCTTTGGTAAATAGATCGAGATCACCGTTGGTGGGGTGAGCTCTTGTTTGATACCCGTTTTTGGAAATTTGAGCCATACACATCCATCCACCACCCGCTAAATCGGGTTCGCAATACACGTTGTAAACTTTACCACCACCTTGTGTACCTACAATAGGGTAAACACCTCTCGTGAAATGTCCGTTCGACATGTGATCCCACATCGTAGGTAATGCGAGTGGTCGACTCGTTATGTACCGGATATCTCCCATGACGTTTACGGGTCCGGAAATGTGAAGAGGTTGGGGATTCGCCACACTCCCGTTGCGACCCATATCGTAGAGGGTCTTGACCTCTTGGGCGGTGAGGGCACAGTCGTAGAGTTTAAAGTTGGAGATGGAGCCATATAAATCTCCACCATTGTCTGTACGATCTCCTATCATCAACTGTGCATTTGCATCTAGATTGAGAGCAGTCGAAGATGCACCTGATGTATACGCAACTTCTACACCATTTACCCATATTCTTCTACCCGATGAAGCGGTCCCACCCGAGTACGCAAAAGCTAAATGATACCATGTTCCCGCATTCAGTGTATAATTAAAAATTGCATCGTTTCCATAAAAACTAAACTCAAAGTTTGGACTATTGTATTTAAAAATAAACGCCTTTCCCGATGCATGTGTTCCTATCCACACAAAATCTTCTTCGTTTCCACTACCTGCAGGTTTATACCATAAAGATCCACTAAACAGAGATTCACCAGCTGGATTTTGTAGTCGAGATAATATACGATCATCCGTCCCATCAAACACCAAAGCCCTTTCCGTAGCATCATAATGTGTCTGGTTTACGAAAACACCATCATTCCCCCTCCCTGAGGTGTCCCGCACGGCCCCCTCGAACGTGGGGTTCGACGAAGTGTTGTATTCCACCACGAGCCGGTCACGCCTCGGTGTATCGTCTGCGTCTAGAGGTGGACCTATGCGGGGAACGTCGAGGTTCTTGGTGAGGGTCAGTTGGCCATCGTGGAGGACGGATTGACCCTGCTCACGGGTGCCGAAGTAGCGGAGTTCCAAAGCCGTCCAATTACTATGACCCGTAGTGGACGTTGCAATTAACGCATATTCATTATAATAATCATCGTTTGTGAAACTAATTTCAGCGGATAATTGAGCTGTATCTCTTACACCATAGACGGCGTATAAATTTGTGATTTCGTAAACTCGTGTCCACTCAGAATTTTTATCATTACGCCCGAGTAAAAACCCATCGTTTAAACCCCTAAAAGTGCCATCGAAATACGATGTTATTTTTAATCTATTGAGTTTAACTTTGTAAGGAAATTTAAGTGAAATTGATTCACCGTTAATTCCATGTAAAGATTCATTACCACCATACGTAGGTGTATTCCCCGAAGCGGTTCCCGAAGTTGCTCCATTATAATCATTTCCACTCTGCCATCCAGTGGATGAATTCGCTGGATTTTTATTGAATGCCTTCCACGCCAATCTCTCATCACTTCCTGAACTATAATAACTACTCGCACTCGCACAAAACTCCCCATGACCTTCAAAGTATGTCTCGTAGCCAGTCATAGCCCTTGGAGGAAACTCTTCCAAGTTGTGCGGTTCATCCAAGACCGCCAACCTTCCTTCGGGTTCCGTGGTCCCTATGCCTAGGCGACCTTTCTGTAAAGTCATCGAGGACTTGACCCGCCCAAACTCGTCCTTTTGGGCATCCCAAATCTCGAGGGCTTGGTTTTGGTCAATAAACTTGTCGTAGACCCTAAAGTTCGCCACCTTGTCGATGTTCCCGCCACCGATCTGGATAGGGACCTGGGAGGCCTCTTCTGTGCCGTAGTATTTGATTTCGTAAATCGTAGATCTCGTAGTTGTTACACCTGAATACGTTTTATGTGTGATCACAAAAACTATGTATTTATAAGCATTCGTATTGGATGCAGACATATTAGAAATGTTTGCTTCACGTAAATTGGCATTTGTAGTACTGGGACTCGTCCATGTTAAAGAACCCGACCCGAACACGTGTATTAAGTCCCATGTTGAATCGTCGTTACTACCTAAAAATGCACCCGCATCTGGGCGTCTATCGTCAGTACTACTCGACTGAAACGAAAGTAAATCAATTTTACTCACGACAATTTTATGAGGTAGTTTAAGTTTCACCCAATGTCCCGTATACGCTCCAAACGTGTTAGTTCCCGTTTGTGCGATACCGTTATTACTTAAATTATACGCATTGTCATTAGTTTCCCATGTATCGCCATCACCAGAACTAAAAGCTCGAGAAGGTACGCGACCACTATATATAGATGTGCCACCTGTTACAACATACCCTCTTTTAGCTGGAGTATCTCGCGGAAATCCTACGTTGATATGTGGATACTTGAGAACGTTGGTGGGATCGGGAAGGCGAACCAGGTCGTTCTCGCGGTGGCCGTAGAACCTGATTTCACCTAACGAAGTGTATCGTCGGTTACTATTTTGAGTGCCGTCATATTGAACCTTTTCTACGATTATGCGAACGTATCTGTACCCTTTACCTACGTTCGTGTTTACTACGTAATTGTTAAATACATTATCTGTCCAAGATGTTTGGTTTACGAACGCGTGAAGAGTTTCCCAGGTGGTACCATCATTACTACCAGCGATAACACCTTCCTTGGGTGCGCGATACTGTTCAGTGTCTGTTTGTGGTGCTAATGCTATATACGAGAGACACATTTTGTTCGGAAATTCCATCTGTATCCATTCACCTCGTTTTTGAACACCATCAACTACTGTTAAATCTGCATCTGATGTAGCTACACCACTCGTCTGATCATAACGATCAGGAGTATGATGACATATCCAAGAATTATCGCTAGTTGCATGTGCAGTTTGATCATCGAATGCGTACCATGGAAGATAAGTTTCATGATGGCTACTCGCACTCACCACATACCCACCTTGGGAGTACCCGGTCATCTCGAATGGTGGGTAGTCCCCGAATGTATCCTCAGCTTGGTCCTCCGAGACCTTGCGTCCATCCAAGTAGGTTACCCGAGAGCCACCTTCACCTTGGTACGCGTAGGTCAGGTTGTGCCACGTGTTCGATTGGAGATCGAGGTTCACGGAATCCAACTTCTCTTGGTCCGAAATCGAAAAAACGCACGTATTAGAAACGTTCGCCTCGAGGTTCGAGGAATTGAACCACACGGAAACCGAGTGGGGTTGGTCACCTTCGAGGAATGTATTGGCCTCTACGGCGAGGTTCGAGGTTAGGGTTCCGTTAAGGGTCCAGTACTTACCGTCGGTGACGTATGTCGATTGGTTCCCCGAGGGATCGGGACCACCCGAAATCTGGTTCGTCCCTACCCCCGTCTCACCATCGACGAGGACTTGGACACCCGTCGTTTGGGGGTTATTAAAGCGGGACTTAAAGGTCGTATCGACCGAATGATCTCCTTGTGTAGCAAGCTCTTCGTAGCCGTATAGTTTCCACTCGGCAATACTCAATCCATAGTTAGTCCCACCGTCTCCAACGACTTGTGTTGTAATTAGTGCATAATGATTGTAATAACTTGATGCATTTATATCATACATTGTTCCAGAATTTACAGCACCACTTTCGTCTACAAAAGAAGTCAACACTACCCAACTCCCATCTATGCCAGTATTACTTCCTAAAACCTTAAAATCTTCTGGTACTTGGGTATAATTCCCACTTCTAGCATGTAATATAATACTACTTAATTGTATTTTTGATGGTAATTTTATTTGTAACCATTCTCCATTTATGACATCATTTGCATTAGTTGTCAATGACGACGTACCGGTTGGACTATACGAGAAATCTGACCCACTGTAATCGTGATTGGTGCTAGTAAATTCTGGTAACCAACCGGTATTGTTAGATATATTCTCATCAAATGCTTTCCATGGTTGATATGGATCCGAGTGAATACTACTCGCCGTCACCGTATACCCGGCTTGTGTATACGTGTTGGTCGAGTCATTGCGGTCAAACTTCCCCTCTTCAAAAACAATCTCCGGATACTTTTTGAGAGTTGGTGCGACCCGCCCGTGCGGACCCGAAACGTCCGTGATCACGTTGGAGTTGTGCTGGATACCTTTCGTCTGGATGCGACCCGTCGTCGTATCGACCATGGTATTCGACGTGCCGACGAATGTGACCATGTTCGCGTTCCGGATCTGTAGATTATCGATCGTCTGTTCCAGCGACATATCTATTATGAAGGGAGGTTTTTTTAAACGAAAAAGTCCGGAGGACTTTGTTTGATACGGGACAAGTGCTTCGCACTTGGAACTCTTTTTTTTCTTGTAAAGTGGGTTGCACTTTGGAGGAAATGGCTTTACTCAGTGGGAGTCTCCTCAGTTGGGGTCTCTTCGACGGGTGTCTCTTCGACGGGTGTCTCCTCCACCGAGGTCTCCTCAGTTGGTGTTTCCTCGACGGGGACCACCTCATCTGGACGTACGGGCCAAACGGGGTTCGTGGGGTCCTCGGTCGTCGAAGGAAGGTCGCGGAGAGTTTGGCGATACGTTTCCCATTCGTATTTTTTAGCACCCGGAAGAGGTACATTTGGTAACTGTGTCCAATCACATGCAGCCAGACGTTTGTCGCGTTCTTGGCGGAGTTCCTTGAGGGATTGAGCTGCCATGAGCTCCTGCAACTTTGCCTCAAATTCCTCCTTTGGGGGCTTTTCGTAGCCTTCGGGGAACTTTATGGATTCCCATGTTTCGCCACAAGACCAACCTTCTACACCCGTTTCCCGTAATAACCGTATCACACAATCTAGTGTTGTCATTATTATAAGGCGCAGATTAAATGTCCACAGAAACGATTATGTGCACCTGCCCCGAAATAATATATTGGAACACCGGATCCCCCGTTAAAATGAAATGTATCACCGGCTTGCATTTCAACCGTGAGTGATAACGAGTTACCGTGTTGTTGAATAGTAGCACCCACCTGCATAGTAGTAACACCATTTAAAAGTGCGTATATTCGACTAGAACTGGTAGGGCTTTGGTTTGTGAAAGCCGAAAACGACATGTGATAAATTCCATGAACTGGGGCAGTGAACACATAGGTTGATGTGTTGTAGCAATTTCCGATGTTAAAGTAAACACTACCTGCAGGAAATATTCCAGTTGTACTACTATTACCACCACTCGACGCGTACGCGGCGAATGCACATGTGTACGGTTTTACGACACCGTCACAACTTATATCACCTGGCACATCCAGGCGCCCAGCCTTGAGAGTCATGGACAAGTCCCCGTGACCGAAATACTCTTTCTGGTAGGCGTAGAGTTGCCAGATCTCGTCGGAGGTTAGGGCCCGGTTGAAGAGGCGGAAGTTTGCTATTTTGCCGTTAAAATGCATGTTCCCGGACGAAAACCCACCCAAACGTAGGGTCAGCGAAGTTGCAAGTGTCATAACATTTCCACCTGTCCCACCAGACGATCGATTAGCACCGAAATTAAATCGTTTTCCGTCAACATAAACAATCAGATTTGATTGTTCCCACCCACCACCGGGATACATGAGAGATATATGATTCCATCGATTAGACGTGAATGTGTAGTTAATAGGAAAATCTAATAACCATGTTGTAAAAACAATTTGATTGGAAGAAGTCTTATATATATTGACATTTTGATACATTGTTTGATTGTCTCCAAGTCTCAAAATATATTGAGTACTGTCAAAATCGTCATTTTTTAACCAGAAACTAAATGTGAACGGGTTATCCCCACCGGGAATAGACAGACTTGTCTTTTCCAAAAGTGAAGATGTGCCATTAAAAACAAAAGCCCCATCAGATACGGTAACATTCGACGCTGTTCCGTCGTTTGTACCATTGGGGGTGAGGTCATCAACGTTCGTGATGGACCCATTCGCCAAGTCTTTCGCATCATAGTAGACCTCCAACCAATCCGTGTTGGGAACGTTGGGGTAGGAGGTCACCTTCACATCCACTCCCGCCGCGTCGGGGTCGTATTCGGGGAGGCCGAAGAGTTGCCATTCACCAACACCAGCGAAGACCTGACCATTATTCTTATGTATGATGAGAGCAAACGTATCATAATATCCAGTCACGTTAATATCATTAACTATATATTGTTGATACAAATCGGTCGGTGTGAAGTTTTGAATTGTCCCCACGAGTGTCCACGTAGTACCATTATTGTTAGATGCCCATATTTCTCCTTCTTTTATACAAGAAAGGAGTCCCTGATTATTATTAGCTGATTCTGGGCGTGGCTGAACTGTAAAATATACGGGATTTATTCTTTCAGGTAAAACAATCTGCACAAATTCACCCGTGAGCGATTCGTTATGCAGTTGCTCCGATAAAAGATAATCACCCGTACTCGCACTGTATCCAGTTGTTCCAGATGTCGGTGTAAGCCATGCTCCACTTGGAGTACTAAGAGTAGTGGGGGGTGTAAACGCACCATAATACGTTAGACCACTACTGTATTCATTACTACCAGAAACGGTATACCCTTGATTTAACCCGTTTGCAGTTAATACAACTCTCGGATACTTAATAAGCTTTTTAGAGCGGGGGAACTCCGTGACCACGTTAGAGTTGAGTTTAATGGAAGCTGTATTGGATGTATGGAGCATGTTGATATCCCCTTCGAGGCGGGTATGCCCCACCACATGGAGGTTAGATGTAGGCCCATTAACACCCACACCGACACCGAGACTTCCTGTAGTCGTATCGATCACCGTATTTGATGAAGCCCCGACGAAAGTCACCTTATCGACACTCTTGAAATCGAGCGTGCCTTGGGGTGTCGCAATAGGCATATCTATTATGTGTCGAGAGTATTTTCTTGCTTAAAAAAATGCTCGTACATATTCACATGACCACGTGGATAGATAATGTAATAAAACACTCCGAAACTGAATTACATCTTCTAGGCCTCGATCAAACAAACCTAGGTCCGTTGATTCTAGACTTTATCAGGAACCTTCAACAAACACTGGGGAACCAACCCACCATGATGAAATCTATATTAAAGACAACCTCGGATCTCATAGACCATAAACCCATCGCTCCCATAACCGAAGCGGATTTTGTAGATGATAAGTGCACGAGATGTTCATACATTTACAAATCCGGGGAAAAATACTATAACGACCGAGCGGTCGTGTTTAAGAAAAGCTATGATGACCTGAGTTCGCAATACTTGTACCAAGGTCAACAAAGATCGAAACAGGAGATTACTCTTCCCTATGTTTTACGTGAGGAGATCGTCCTCATCCCATGATCGCGTATCCTCGTTCCAAGTGTACATTTTATCGTCCGAAGGATAGGGAACTGGGGGTTGCCATGTACACGTGTCGTCGAGGGTCCACGAAGGATAGGGTCGAGGGGGTGAAAAGTTATCTTTATCTGGGTGGTAGGTCCACCCGATCCCTGCAAAGTTTTTACCCTCCGTGTTTTCATGTGTTTTGATCCAAGTTCCATCTAATTCGTACTCACACCATAGTTTACTCTTCGCACCAATAACTCGAAGAACTTCGTTGGTTTGAGGATTGATTTCAGCAAAACTGGGCATTTGTCCTATATTTATTGCAAATATCTTATTATGATGATTCCCGACCCACCTGATCCACCCCTAGTATTTCCATTACCACCTCCACCACCTCCACCACCTGTATTTGCCCCACCCGCGGTTGTGGCATTTCCATTCGATCCATTGCCTCCACCACCTAGGCCACCCTGGCCTATAACATTGTGCCCCCCACCACCTCCCCCTCCATAATAGGTTCCCGATCCACTCGGCCATTCTATCCCATTTCCACCACCCGCTCTATCACTCGAGTCGCTACCATGCTTTCCAGCTTCACCAGCTCCACCACCTCCACCACTATATCTCGTACTAGTTGGAGTACTAGCTTCTCCTACTCCGTCACCCCCGTCATTACCAGAACCATATCCATACGTAGAATTTTGAATTCCTGAAGCCCCTGGCCATTGATTATATGACTGTCTCGATCCACCACCTCCACCCGATCCACCATTTCTTGCCCCTTGTCCACTTACCCTATCGTTTCCACCTCCTCCACCTCCCATAGCTGTAAATCCTAAAGCTGTACTATCCGATCCATTAGTACCAGCCCGGTCATTTGTATTAACATAAGGACCACCACCACCTCTTGTTATGGTATAACTACCCGGTTGAATGTTCATTGTTCCAGTAACAACCCCACCACCTCCTCCACCACCACCATCTGTAGTAGCACCCGCACCACCACCCGCGACAATTAAATAATCGATATCTCCTCCACTAGTTACTTCAAACG